CACCACCGGGGCGGCTCTTTGTCGATCCACATAGATCTGCAAAGGCATCCCTTGGGTGAGTTTGTTGCTCAACTGGGCGTAGTCCGACACCGAGATGCGAGAGAGGGTGTAGTCGGTTTGGCCGGACGTGCTACCCGCATCGGTACGCAACTGGTGTTCCAGAAGGTCGATGGTGTCCGCTGGCATGGTGTAGGTGTAGGTTCCGGGAGTCAGTACCTGAGAACCCTGTTCTACCGTCCAGAGGTTGATACCCCGGTTCTGCCATTCCAGCGCCATGAAGTTCATGGACCGGCGGGCAGTCTGGAGATCATAGCCGGTACGCAACTCCATACCCGCCCGCTCGAAAGCCTCCTCAACGAGGTCTCGAAACTCCGGGTTAAAGACTGCTGTACCGCTCGTAGCCATTAGACCATCCGACCTTTGGTCTTACCCTTGATCGCGCAGCCATCACGACTGCCACGTCCGGTGGAACCACCTTCTGCGTAGGTCATGCCGCCGCCCATCATCTTTCCCTTGCCATCAGCGGCAAAGAACGGGACTTTCTCTCCGCCCTTATCAACCATCTTCAGGCTACCGCCTTCAGCATAGGTCATACCGCCACCCATCATTTTCTTCTTTGGTTTTTTATCGCCAATACCAATGGCGATCACCATCATCGGTTTCTTGTCTTTCATCCTCGTGTCCTCCCACGAACTGCACAGCCATCAATGCTTCCGCCCATTGCCATCTTCTTTGGCTTGCTCATGCCAGCCTCAGACAAGGCAATAGCGATAGCCTGCTTGCGGCTTTTCACCATTGGGCCTTTCTTGCTACCCGAATGCAGGGTTCCTTCTTTGAACTCCCGCATCACCTTGCGAACCTTGCCCGGCTTCTCAATCTGCTGGGCCATGTTGGCGCGTGACATTGCCATCTCATTTACCTCTCTGTCTAAACGGCCTTACTTTTTGGGCGATACCTTTTGGCTGCGCGACGAATTGCTTGCCTTGGGCTTTACCCTTACGTTTGGCTGCGGTGGTACGGGCATATTCCGAAGACGAGAGAGCCTTGATCGCAGCCTCTGGAAGATATCGCTCGCCCGTTTTACTAGATGGCTTACCACTTTTGGTTCTCCACTTCTGTTCCGTCCAAGCCTTCAGTGACTGCTGAGGGGCCTTCATATCAACGCTTTTTGGCCTTGAGCATTCCGCCCTTTTTCACCATTGCCATGTTGCTCATGCGACCCGCAGGAGCAGCCATCGGAGGAGTCGGGGGAGCATTACGGGCAGCGCGAGCAGCGTCGAGACGCCCACGAGCAGCGTTCACAGCAGCCTGCTGAGGGGAACCCGGAGCGCGAGTCTTATCGGTCATCGCTCGGCTCATAGCCAAAGCGCGAGCGCGAGACGCAGGGTCAGTTCGCTGACTCAGCGGAACATACGGGGCTTTACCGCCAGCCTGCATCTTCTTAACACCAGCCTTCTGATTCGACAAAGTACGACCTTTCATAAGAACCTCTTAGGTAATAGGCCCACCAACGAGCCATGCATCGCAGGTACGATTACCCGCACATTTGAAATGGAAGAGTTCGCAGTACCCGAGATTGCTGGCTTTGATGACATCCATGGAACTATCCATGTGAGGCTCATCACCCGCCTCCATGCCTTTCGCAATGCACTCAAGCATCTTCGGGGTCTTGATGAATGCCGCGCAGTTTCCACACCGTGCGGTCTTTGCTTCCTCTGGGGAGATCATCCAGAGTTTTGCCTTCTTGGACCAGAACTTCTCTGAAGGTTCGTTCGGGTTCAGTGGGCCATAACCATAGTCTTCGATGGCATGGTTACGATTCTTCAGATTGACATGGATGTCCAAGGTCGCGACAGGGCAAGCCTTGCCGTCCTTGTAGGATCGCTTGATGGCTGCGCCTATCGCATCCTTTTTGATCCGCATTGCCATATCAATCTCTGTAGCCGCCTCCGGCTTCACGGTACTTTTTAGCCAGCAACTGAGCCTTACGGGCAGACCACTGGCCTGCTTTGGTTCCGTGTGTCGAGGCGGCTTTGATCTGGTTAAACAGGCGCTTCCGCATTTCGGGCTTGGTGTAGTTGCCCGCCGCGTTGACCTTGCTCTTTGCCTTAGCCATGTCAGCAGTTCCACGCACGAAGAGACTTATTGATCCGACTGTTCGGATCATTCGCCGTCTTCTTGCTAGTGAGTTTCTTTTTCATGCCCTTCATCCGGGCGCAGAAAGAATCTCGACGTGGACCGCCTTCGGGTTGCGGGCGCTTCAGCCCCGGCTTGCCGGGATTGGCACGGTTATAAGCAGCCCTGCCTTTGGCATTTAAACCGCCAGCAGGGTCTTTACCTTCTTTCCTTTGCCATGCCGGGGTCTTTGGCATAGATCACCCGCAAATAACAGTGACTTTCGACACCTGATCCAAGGTCAGCACGGCGATATCACCACGTCCAGAATTGCTCTTGGTCGTGAGAATACCTTCCGGCGGAACCATGGCATCGTTAGCCGTTCCATCGGCAGGGGTGAAGAGTTTGAGAATCACCGTGTTGTTCGGCTGCGCGGTGAAAGTGATGCTGCCTGCCGTTCCAGCGGCAACATAAAGCACCTGCTTGATCCGCGTTCTGGGAAACGCCAGATCTCCACCGTAGCCAATCTTGACACCGCCAGCCGAAGCCGCGCTGACGCTGATGCTGTTGATGCTAGTGTAGTAGTTGGTCGAATAGACCACCGACGCACTTGGACCCGTCACCGTTTCGGTCACGATCCCATCGTAGCCTTCAGCGCCAACTTTGACCCCAGTGATGGTGAAGGTCTTATTGGCATCCGCACCGTTAGAGGTGATCGAAACCTTATAGCCGGTACCGTACTGACCGACATTGGTCTTCAGGAGAGCAATGCTTCCTGAGGCTGCAATCGTCGCAGAGGCGCGGAAATAAGCATCGTCGCTGGTCGGATTTACCGCCCAGACATCGTACTGTGCCATAGAGAATCCTCCGCTTTAAAATTAAACGGTGACGCTCTTGTACAAGGCGATGTAAGCGGTGGTCGCGCCAACGAGAACCTGAATGTAGCCCGTCTGAGCGGACACCAAACCAGAAGCCGCATTCACTGCTACGGCAAACTTGGTGCTGCCAACCGTAAGGCTGGTGCAAAGCAGGTTGGTAACCGTACCCGAAGCGGCCTTGATGACCGTCGCGGACACATCACCGATGAAGCCATTGTCCGACTCAACCGGACCAGAGAAAGTAGTCTTAGCCATGTTTAAACCTCGTATGCGAGTCGTCCACCAGTCTGCATACCGTCAGCCGGGTCTGTCTGGCGGACTCGTTTTCCCGGTAATGCGATTAAACACCACGAATGCACAAAAAGAAAGGGGGACCGAAGTCCCCCCTTCTCTGCCTTTTGGGCTATCAGGTCGAACCCGGCGAACCGTAGATGCCCAGCGGATCGCTGACACCAAACGAGTAACGCTCGCGAGCCTTGTACCGGACGTTGCCGGTGTCAAAGTCGCCATCCATGCCGGTCGAGAGCGGAGTACGCACAAAGTGCTTCATTCCGTTCGGAACGTCAGTGATGAGGAAGAAGGCGTTCGTGTCGGTCAAGTAGTGGTTGACCGCATAGCCTTCCGGGATCGCGCCCATGTTACGGATCGCGTTGATGTCGTTATCGGCAGTCGCCGTGCGGAGAGTGGTCTCCATGAGGCGCTCGGCAACGAACATCAACTGCGACGGCACAACGAGACGGCGCGGGCGGGCGGCGATCAGAAGACCGCGCTCGTCCACGAAGTTCGCAATCGAAATGATTGCGTCTTCCAGCGACGTTTCATTGAGGTCCGCACCCACGGTCGGACGGTTGGCATTGGTGCCACCGTTGACGAGCGGGTGAGCCGTGCTGAAGAGCGTCACGCCGTCACCAGATTGGAACGTCGTGAAGCCGTTGTTCAGCAGAGCAGCAGCCTTAACCTGCTTCGTGTTCGCCATACCACGGGCGAGAGCCTTGGTGTAACGAGCAGAGAGTTGGTCATAGAGGTTGTCCTCCATGGCTTCCTCAGTGATCGAAAAGCCCATTGCAATCGTTTCGTGGTTGTAGCGAGCAGTCCAAGCCTCCTGCGCGTTGTCATAGGCAATGGCCTGACCTTCCGGCTTCACCGGGGCCGTGCCGAAGCCCGACAACTTGACTTCCTCTTCGAAAGCCTTCTCGGAGTTCTCGGTGTCATAGATGAGCGTATGCTCATCTTCATACTTGGCATACTCCAAGCCGAAAAGGGCGTTAAGCCCCGGCAGGAGTTCCTTCAACATTTGTGCGCGTGAAATAGCCATTTTCTAGAACTCCTTAGGCTGTGACGCTACTGTAGTA